GGTAAATTTTATTCGCGGGTTATCACCCCGTTTCGTTACAGGGTGCGACTCTTTATTCATAAATACCGCCATCACATCGTCGGCATTTTGATTTAAACGCTCGGCGGTCGCGGCTATCCTCTCCCGAAATTCAGCGAGTGTAAAGCTGATAGTTGACATTTTTTCGTTTACGTTGGTATGATGTATATGAAATCTTTGAAAAATGGATCAATTTTTCAAGAGCAAAAATGGGTCATTAAAAAATGAATGTTTTCTCTCAATGAAACATTCAAAGTTTGTTAAGAAGGATAAGGAAGTAGGATGAAAGGCGTTCATCAAGGGTTCCCTGAAGAGTAAGGCGCCGATACAAAGAGCGATGCGCCTGTTCTCTGATTTCTCTCTTGAAATCATATTGAGAGAATAGCAAATGGGGTCGCTGGTGCCTGATTTGGTATAAGTGGTGGGAACAAAGCCCATAGCCGCCGCGCCCATTAAGAGTTCGGTCCCGTTGCTTCGCCGAGCTGACAAGATGACTTATGCACTTTAGCGCTCGGTCACTAAAGGGATGGTTGATAAAAGATGCAATTACTCTTGCGCTGTCTGCTGGCAATGCGGACCGCGCGGCAAATCCGACAATGCAAGCAGCTTCACATTGGGTGGCGAGTTTTGCATTGTTATCCTTCTCTCGGTTTACAACGCGCAACCATAGATTCCCGCTAAATTCGGGATTGGACATAAGGTGGGTCTTTGCATAACGGGACGTCATTATGCGTTGAGTCAATAGGGCAGATACGTCGGTGGAGGAGGGCATTTTTGTTTGTTTGTTTGTTACAGATACAATATTTATAAAAAAATGGTTCAATTTTTCTTCCCACCATTAAAAAAGGTCCAAAGACCGTTGTTTTTTTTGTGTTTTTTTAATTTTTTTGGGGTTTATGTTTATTATTTAGAAGTAGCGGCTTTCAACGCTGCGACCTCCGCCTTAAGCGCAGCGATCCGTGTCAGGAGCGCCGCCGTGACGGCTGGTTGTCGTGCCTGCTCTCTTAGTTTCGCGCATTTGTCCTGCCATCTGGGCAGGTTAATAAGTATTTGCGCCTGATCCATTGAATATGTTTCTTTCAGATCACGATCCGCTTGCAGCATGTAAAATTCTAGAATGCGAGCATGCATCTCGTCCCTGTCCAGAATATCGGCGTGGAATAGTTTCGCGCCGCGAGAATGAGCATACTTCTTCCACTCCTGCCACTGTTGGTAGTAGTCGAACTTTTTGGTTTCCGTTTCCTGCATGAGAACAAGTTCCTCGTCCGTGAATTCATCGTATGTAATCCACCGCGTTTCACCTTTTAGCAAGAGCTTCTTCCAGCACCCTTTGCCACTATTGAAGGCGGAAACGCAGGGAATCTTGCCCCACTGATCGTTTACACCAAACCCATTAAAACCCCTCTTAATGCCTTCCCTCATACCAATCATATGATCGCCTACACCCGAAACCTTACGACCAGTAAAGGCGCAGTAACCCGAGTTATATCCCCAAATACTGCGCTTTTTAGCATCGTCGGCGGCAGTGAATTCGGGTTGCTCATGAGAACGAGAATCTACGAAATCTTTAGCAGCTTCATATTTCAGAGTCCCATCTCTCGCCATCATATTCGAGCGTTTGTTGGCTTCGTCTCTCACACACTTGCTCTCGTAATCGGCCGCAGCCATCATCTGCATCTCAGCCGCGCGCTCTTTGTTGGGACATTTCCGCCTGTCGTGTCCAGCTTCACGGCATAGACCGCACTTTCTTGCCATTATTGGTAGAAATGTGTTGTGGTTTCTAAGTCGTTTTTTTTCAGTGGTGTTTGTATGATGTATGTGGAATCTTTGAAAAATGGTTCAATTTTTCTTACTGTATTACCGATTTCCCCATTAAAAAAGGTCATCATAATTTAAAACCTCAATGTTTTCTTTATAATGTTTGGAGGAACAATCCCCAAAGTGATACATGCTTTTTTTGTATCGGCAGATTTTTCCCAAATAGTTTTACATAATCCGGGCATTTTTCTTACATAAACACGGTGATCCCAAAGAAACTGAAGTAGTTTTGTCACCAATTTTATTTTATACTTCGTTCCTTCTACTCTGTGAATATCATCAAGTAATATTCCTGCATTATTTATAACGTGGTCGCGGAGGGACATCGATCGTGTTTTGGGATATTTTAACATCACGACCGCCCTGCATAACGGACATGTTTCTCCCCACCGATACAAACATTTCTTGCAAAAATGATGATTACACTCTGTGGTATAATTCGCCTCCTTGAAGCAAATTGGGCATTCTGTCATTTTAGGTTGTATGTATCCAACAACAATAAAACGCGATCAATTTTAAAATTAAGGGGGATAAAAGATTTTTAGGTGGATGAGTTGTTAAATATATGTGGTATTTGCGGCGGGGTGTCATTGGACTTCTTTGGACGACCCGTTTTTCGAGCTGATTTGACCTGTTTCTTATGTTTCTTCGGGGCGACTTTGATATTAAAAGTCACGCTTTGTCCGCCCCCCGAACCAAAATTTCGTGGCAATCTTTTAAATTTTCGCCATTCAGGTTCATTTATTGCCTTTTCAGGTGAATCACCTGAATGAGTTACACAGCACACACCTGGGTGTTCGTTACTCCAAATGGGTGAGCGATGTTGCGGACCGTAACCACAATAATAGCAGTTGCCAAAAATATCGTGTTGCATTTCTTTATTAAAAAAATGTTAAACAACATAATTAAATCAATTTTAAATACTTTTAATTTCATATGGGTATTCAAAATATTCAGGCATTACAAAATCTATGATATCCTTCGGCAATGGAGTTGTTTCAACAAGCGCCTTCTTTATCTCCGGGACAGTTTCGGTGTACCACTTTTCCGCCCAAAAGGCGCGGACTTCCTCCACCAATTTAGCGCGCTGTTTGGTTGCATCCCCCCAATAGGGCATCCAGGTCCGTGTCCGGCAGAACCAATACGGCGTTGGCTTGGCGCACCACGCAAAATTCTTTCCCCCTATTAAAGGAAAAGGATAAAGCTCTTTATTTTCATTACTTACAAAACCAATATTCCAGTAAGAAGTCTTATTATCACCACCATCATCATATACGCCTTCTGCGACCCGGGGGGCAAAACAGACCATCCCCCACTTCTTTGGTGAATCGCGCCTTTCAAAAATACGTTTGCCGTATTCAACCATGCCTTCCACGTAGTTTTCTCCATTTTTTCCAATGACGATTCGCTTGTAATGGCTGCGGGTCGTCATTTTGTGTTTGCAATTAAAAAATGCTGAAAATTTAAATCAATTTTTTAGCCCAATATGTACTGCTCCCCCACCACCGCCGCCACGACGACATAGAGGTCGCCGACCGCACCCGTGCCTCCGCCGCTGCCCTCGCCGGTGGGCAATACCGCCCCCCGGGGCAACGCCGTGCACAGTGCGCCGTCCCACCCCATCCCAACCCTTCGCCCTCTTGGAAACAAGAACGCCCATTTGCCGGCGCAGCTTGCGCTTCACTATACGGTGTTCTTCGAACCTTTCCATACTCTCCCGGAAAAGTAATCCGCCGAGATACAGATTCCACTGCATTTCATCTTCTTGTTCTTCAAACAATTCGTCCAGCTGGTTGTGTGCTCCTTCTTCGCTGTTGCCATTATGGTCGTATCGGCGCCACGCCCAACCTATACCCTTAAACCAGCGCGCTCGCCCCACGTACGCAGGTTTTGTTTGATGTGGATATTGATAATATTCTTGAAGAATATTAACAATATCTTCTGGGAGTAATGTTGTTTCTAACATAACTTTTTTAATTTCTGGAATTGTCTCATTAAACCATTTATTTTTCCAATATGATCGCAATTCATTCATTGCTTCAGCACGCATTTTGGTTATTATTCCCCAACGGCGCGGCATTCTCATAATGGACCTGACATATGAGACGTGATCCTCCCAAATTTCAAGATCGTCTTTTCGCACGAGCTTTCTACCAAACGCAAATATAATCTGGGACGATTGAAGAACATACTTATCATATTCGTATTGAGTTGCCATTACAACTTTATTAAAAAAAGTTGTACAAAAGAATATAAATCAATTTTTTTAATTCAGTTCAATTCGCTGATGAGAAGTTACCTCAACATTATACCACGAATTAATTCCGCAACTAATTAAAAAAAAATATGTATAATTTATATAAATGGAAAACAGTAAAAAACTTTGTTTTATTATAGCTCATAAATATAGTATAAAATTTAAATCATATATTAAATATTATGTTGACAATATTCAAAAGTTTTATAAAGACAGTTTTATTTTAATAGTAGACAATAATTCAAATAATATTGAGAATATTCTAAATATATTTAATAATTATAATAATTTAAAAATAATAATTAATAATTCAAACGCTAAATTTGAATTAGGTGCGTATAATGAAGGTATTAGATATATTCTAACTAATAATTTATTAAATAAATATGAATATTTTGTTTTTTCTCAGGATAATTATGTTTTAAAAAATAAATTTGATGTTAAAAAAGAACTAATAGATAAAAACATATTAGCATGTTCATTTTCCAAAATAGAAAAAAAAGATGGAACACCTTTTGAATATAATTATTTGAGAACTAATCCATATTGTGTTTATATATTTAATAAAATAAATTGTTTAGATAAAATAACCGAATTTGGTATAGCATGGTGCTCTTCGTTTATTTTACACAAATCCAAAATTAATGATTATTATAATATTGTTAAAGATATTGTTGTTAAGGGTAATCATGAAGGTAGATGTGCAGGTGAAAGATTTTTATCAGGAATTTGTTACTATTTAAATAATAATAAATATGTTTCATTGGGGAATGAAAATTCTGTAAATCCTGAAATATTAGGATATGACGTTTGGACTGTAGATATTGTAAATGATAATTTATCAAATTATTTTGTAAAAAAGGTTCAGCAAAAAGTTGATCATGGAGTAATATAGATTAATATTATTTATTTAAATAAATAATTTGTTTTTAAAATATAAAATGAAAATAGCTATTTTAATTTCAGGTTATCTAAGAACTTTTGAAAATAATATAAATCATTTTAAAAATAATGTTTTACAAAATTATGATGTTGATATATACTTTCACAAAACAAAAAATGAAAAAAATGATAAATACAATAATACAAATAATTGGGATAATATAAAAAAAATATTAAAACCAAAGATTATTTTAGAATCAGATGACGAGTTTAAACAGGGTGGCTTAGAAAGCGCAATTATTCCAGAGCCGCCGTCACTTGCGAAAATACACGCTTTTGCCCCCATCTTCTTAGCTGCTGAAGAACAACAACGTATAAATTTATTCTTCAAGGTGTCTCCCGAATTTAAACACTTATTTAATACATTGTCGCCTTCGATAAAGGTAATTTTAAATGTTGCGTGAAGAGTATACGCAGGTGTCTTGCGAGTGTAGGTTACAATATTGTCCTTGAATTCTACATAATGGGTGTTTAACTTATTGTTGGTTTGTAAGGGCTTGAACTTCATTTTTCTACATTAAAAAATGGAGATATTTAATCAATTTTTCGATGTGTTTCATATTCATTGTTTGAACATATAAATATATTTGTAGGCGTATCATATTTTTTTATAGCCTCTAATAATTTTTCTTCCCAATTATTTTTATTATTCCAAACATCCTCTTGTAACAACCTTATAACAGAATATCCATTTTCATTGGCTTTTTTCATTTTTAAACAATCTCTTTGCTGTTGATCATTTAAATCTTTTTCA